ACGGCCGGACGATCCCCGTAATGGTGGCCTCACCATTCCCCGACCCGGCGCGCCTGCGGGAGGCCTTTCCGATTCTGCCGCATGTGCGTGAGTGCATCCTTCTGGGTGAACGCGACAGCGAGCCTGAGGCGACGGCGTCCGCCATGGCGCGCGGCAAGGGCCGCATAGAATTGCTGGTCCCTGATTGCGCCGCAGCCATCGCCTGGCCACCGGGCGGCAAGGGTGATTTCTGTGAACTGGTGAGTGAGGGCACGGCGTGAGCAAAAACAACAAAAGCGACCCGCGCGAAACGGTCAAGAACATCCTTGCGGCCGCCGCTGACCAGGCGCGCATGGCTGGCGGCCCCGACCCCTTGGGCGAAGAGCCGGCGCATCGCGATCTATCGTCCCTTTCGCCCGATGAGCTGCTTGAAGAATGCGCCCGGGAACCGGAAACGGATATCGGCAATGCGCGGCGGTTCCTGAAGCGTTACGGCGACAAGGTTTTGCATGTCGCCCGCGTCGGCTGGCACGGCTTTGACGGCAAGCGCTGGAAAGAGGATGAGGATGGCTCGATTGTGCGCCCTTTGGCCCAGCGGGCGGCGGAGTGGATCCACGAGGAAGCGATCAAGCTGGACGCCACCGACGCTGAAAAACTGGCGATCGAGGATGGGCGGGAAGCGCTGAAGGAACGAAAGCAGATTGCAACGCCCAACAAGAAATGGACACCTGACGAACTGCAATTGATGGAAAAGCTGGAGCAACGCATTGAACGCATGGCGGCATCCGAAAAGGCCGTCCGCGGGCGCATGTCCACCCGCTACAGCCACGCAAAAAGCAGCGCCGGCACGACCAAGATCAACAATATGCTGACCGAGGCCTCACCGCATGTTGCGGCCATGGTCAATCTGCTCAACCGCGATCTTTATGCCTTCAATTCCGATAAGGGCACGTTGCGGTTCCTGCGGGAAGAAAATCCGGATTCGGATCCCGGCGATCCGACCTATGAATGGGTGGTGCGGGTGGACCCGCATCGATCATCGGATCTGATATCCAAACTTGCGCCCGTGCGCTGGAAGGGGCCATGTGATGCGCCCGTGTTTGACCGGTTTTTCAAAACCGTGCAGCCGGACCCGGAAGTGCGGGCCTTTCTCAAACGCTATTTTGGTTACTGCCTTTTGGGCATCACGTCCGAGCAATGCCTGCTGTTTTTCTATGGCGCTGGCCGCAATGGCAAATCCACCATGGTCGAGCTCATATGCGATATTCTGGGCGATTATGCCGTCACGCTGTCGATTGACAGTTTTGCCGGTGAGGGCAAGCGCGGGGGCAATGAGGCAACGCCGGATCTCGCCCGGCTGCCCGGTGCGCGGCTGGTTGCGGCTTCCGAGCCGGAAATGGGCGTCAAGCTCAAGGATGCGCTGATCAAGACGATGACCGGCGGCGAGAAAATGCCGGTGCGCCGGCTGCATCAGGATTTTATCGAGATCGATCCGCAATTCAAGATCGTTCTGCAGGGCAACCACAAGCCGCGCATTGACGACAATTCGGACGGCATCTGGCGGCGTGTGCTGCTGGTCCCATTCGAGGTACAGATTGCCCGCGACCAGGTGGACCGGGATCTGCCGAGAAAGTTGCGGGCCGAACGCGAAGGTGTCTTCGCCTGGCTGGTGGAAGGCGTGCTGGAATATCTCAACTACGGGCTCAATCCGCCCGATGTGGTGGTCGACGCTACGGCGGAATATCGCGAGGAATCGGACCCGATCGGGGCATTCATCCGGCTGGCCTGTGACGTGACAGGCAATGAGCGTGACAGCATTGAACCGGGTGAATTGTTCATTGGCTACACCAATTACGCCAACCGGGAAGGTCTGGCCGAATTCAAGAAGGTCACCTTCTCACGGCGCTTTCCTGATTATGCCCGCAAGATGTGGACATCACCCGATGACCAGATGAAACGGTTCTGGAAAGCCAAATCCGGCAACACCGTCTATCGCGGCATCAGGGTGAAATCCGAATATTTGCGGCAACCGGGCAGCAATGACCTGGATGGCTATCCGATATGAAGCACGCCTGCACCCCGACCCTTTTCGCCGCCACGAGACAGAAAGCGGCTTGCTGCCCTGACAATCATGGGGCGCAAGGGGTGGTGATGCTCTTGCGTCCCCGTTGCACCCCTTCAAAAGGGTTTGGGTTTTCAATGGTTTATGCCGCAAGGGGCGCTAGGGGAGCAAAACCCCCGTACGCATGCGCGAGCAAGAGTAAGGGGTGAAGGGTAACAGCAGCACCATACATAGGCGCGGTCTTGCTTCCCTTGTTGCCCTTGCGCCCCATTCATTTGTCTTTCTCTTTTATTTTCAACGAGTTGAATAGAGTCAAAAATGGGTAGCAAAACAATAATCCGGGACGCAAGCAACAAATCCGGGGCGCAAGCCGTTAAACAGGGGTTTTTCCAATGAAAACGATGACGATCGATAGATTTCTGTCCTGGGCCTTTGTCCATGAACTGGCAAAGGGCGGCGGCGAGAACGGTTTGCAAAGCGCTGGGTCCGCATGGGGCGCGATTACCAGCATGGCGCAGCTGGGAACGCTGATCGATACCGGGCAATACGCCTCGTCCATGTATGTCGACCAGGGCGATCCGCACCCGGACGCGGTCGAGGCGGGCAGGGCGGTTGCACGATTGGCTGATTGCGACATTGCCGTTCCGCCTGTTGATTTCGTATCGGATTGGCCGGACCCGGATGGCCTGTTGCCGTTTGCGGTCAATGGCGCGCTCGAGCGTTACAATTTGCAACGGCCCGACCTGCGCCGCAAACATATCGTCAATCTTGTGATTTCCTGCGCCGTCCTGGGCCGTGGTCCCGACTGGCAAGCCGACGCGCCAAAGCAGCGCATGGTGACACGATCCAACATGCCCGCATGGTTTATCAAGAAGCAGGTTCGCGATTCATTTGGCCGCGTGCATATGGTTGAAGTTGATGGCCTCAACCCGAAGAGCCGCCGCCCGCGCCGTGGTGCCTATCGCAAATATGAATTGTCGCACGATCCGGTCGGTGAATTGCTCGACCGGATAGACTGGGTCTTATGGGGGCTGGCCTTGCAATCCATCCAGATCGGGCTTGCGGGCTGTCTGTCCAGCCATTCGCTGCGACCGCTGGAATTTGCCAAAAACCCATGGAAATCGCTCCAAAAACCACATGCGCAACCCCTTGATATACAAGGGCTTTGCAAACGTGTTGCAGTTTAAACGCCCCTTTTTTGACTGCGCAGCGAACTTGACATAGCCTAAGGACACTGAAAAAGGTTCAAAAAAACCCCGGCGGAAACGTTCGGGGTTTTTCTTTGGGGGCATGATGTCGTTCACCACGAAGTGGGCCGATACGAGCGGCCTGAAGCGTTTCGATGATGCGCTCAAGTCTCTCGGAGACAAGCGAATGCGTCAGGTCGCCAACCGCGTGGTCAATCGCGCTGGCAATCAGACCAAAACACAGGTCACACGGGCGCTGACCAAACAGACGGGCCTCAAGCGCCGGACAATCGTCAAGGCGATCAAGGTCAAACGATCCGGCTGGAGTGATCCGAGCTATCGCATGACAACAACCGGTGGCGATATTGCGCTGAAGTATTTCAATGCCCGGGAGACGCGGCGCGGTGTGAGTGCCAGGCCATTCGGCCAACGCAAGGTCTTTGCGTCCACCTTCATCAAGGGCGGGCGCTTCCCTGATCGTGTCGCCATAGGCATGGGCGGCCATGCCTTCGAGCGGGCAGGCGGCAGTCGTTTTCCGATCAGCAAGGTCAAGTCTGGCGTGATCATCCCTGCCGAGATGGTCAAGGACGAGACAGCCAAGGCCTTCAACACCACGGCCTCACGCGTCCTCATCAGCCGGATGTCGCACGAACTATCTCGCACCACGGGCGGCGTGCTATCCTGATCGCCCCACAACAAATTTAGGGACCGTACCCGGCCACCAAGCCGAACGGTGCAGATTGCGCCCGGAAAAGTGCCAGTTTTTCAGTGGGAAAATCTGGGTTGTCAGGGTTGCCAGTCCGGCTTTGCCGGTTGTCAGGAAGGAACGATGTCGAACGCTGCTGCACATGTCATGGTTTCGGCCGGGGAGATTGCCGAACGCGATGGCGTGACGAAGGCTGCGGTGACAAAGCTGGTGCGCCGGCTGGCTGAACAGGGGATGCCGGTCGAGCGCGATGGCCGCGGGCGGATCTGCCGGTTTGCGCAGGTATGGTTTGATAATCATCGGGCGCAACATGGCGACAGCGTCAAGTCGAACCGCAAAGCGGAAGCTCACACGGTGGCGCCGGAAGATTCTCTCGATGAGGCCCGCCGTATTGAAGCATGGCTGAAGGTCGATCGCGAAAAACTGAAAAAGCAGCAGATGGCCGGCAGTCTTGTGCGCAAGGACAGGTTGGAAGACGCCCTAGCAGAACTGGGCACCGTCATCCTGTCGACGATACAAAAGCTGCCGAACCGGGCGGATGAACTGGTCACTGCCGTTTCCAAGGAAGGGGTCCACGGCCTTCGCCTGGCGTTGCGCAAGGTCGCATTCGATATGGGCACCGACATTTCGGACAAGCTGGAACGGCTTGCCGATGAAGCATCAATGAGCGACCCACTGGTTGATGCGGACAGCGAATGAGTTCGCACCCCGGCGCCTTGCGCCTCGCGGCCACGATTGCCGGCAGGCACGCAAGACCGAACCCGCCCGTTCGCTTTCGTGACTGGCTGCGTGAAAATATCAAGCTGGTCGACGGGCCGCGCAAAGGAGAATTCTGGAATGCCGAGGGCGCGCCCTATCTGCTTGAGGTCGCTGATTGCCTGGACCTTGCCGATGCAAGCACCCTGGTCACTGTCAGGAAATGCCAACAATCGGGCGTGTCGATCCTGGCTCTGGCCTGGTGCCTATACCTCGCCGACCAGGCACCGGACAACATGCTCTATGCGGTGCCTGGAATCG